TTACAACGCTTACGGTGCGTATGGTGTTGTGCCCGGCTTTGTTGTCTAATCCCCCGCAGGGATTCTCGACTTACTCAAGCCCACGGAAGTGGGCGGAAAACAGCAAACTTTCCTCAAAAAATTCAAAGGGCGCGTCAGCGCCCCGCGCGATTTTTTGAAAAAAGATACTGAAAGTGCTATCACTCAACTGTCTTATGAGTGCATACACGGCACGAAAAACGCTATACAATACTTTCAAAACCTGTTTGTTAGGAGGTATTGTATGGCAACTAACAAGCGCGTCTTTACACTGCGCCTGTCCGATGAAGTTTTTGATAAGATCGGCGTTCTAGCAACAAAAGAGCATCGGTCCATCACGAACTACATAGAGTATGTGCTGCTCAAGCATTTGGAAGAAGTTGAGCGAGAGCAAGGGGAAATCGATCTCGATGACCCCGAAGGAGACTAAAGTATCATGTCAGTTTTGAAATCCAAGCGCACAGAAAGCAAGGCGGAGTATGTGAATGTCGCCAACGCGATTTACATTGAAACGATAAACTTCCTGACCCGCATTTCCGCAAGGTATTCCAGATTGATTGCAGAACCGGTTGCAAAGCTGGCGGGTGAGGTGATAGACCATGCCGAAAAGGCAAACAGCATCTATCCCTCCGACGATCAGCGGCGCCAGCTTCGTAAAGCACATCTTCTGGAAGCGCGGGCATCTCTGATGGCGCTGGATGTTCGGTTGACTCACTGCTATCTCATCATGACCCAGAACCCGCAGGGATGTTTCACAACTCCCTCAGGAAAAAGTGTCGATGCGAAGAAAGCAACTGAAAGACTGGACAAAATGGCTCAAAAGTTGGGTGAGCTGATTGACAAGGAAAACGACCTGCTGCAAGGCATGATCGGAACGGTCAATCGGAAAGCCTGATTTTTAAGTGGGTGTATCTCTGTCAATTCCTGCGGCGGCGGTCTGGTGGCTGCGGTCGCCGAACTACAACAACAACATCAACAACAACAACTACTTCTGCGCGGTTTCGTCGTCGGGGTCGTTGGACTATAACAACGCTAACAATGCGTATGGTGTTGTGCCCGGATTTTGCAATGCTTGGTCACATGGAGTAGCCATAGGTGAAAGACGACCATAGCAAAAGGAGAGGTACTTCCCTGAGGGTCAAACCTCTAAAACTGCTTTTCGATATGCCGACACGGACGCTTCTTGCATGGCGCGGGATGCATCTTACCGCGTTTCATGTGCCGGCATAAAGCAGATTAGACGATGCCCTACAATTCATCTGTACGAGGAGCGAATACTTTTATGACAAGTCAGGAGCGCCATGAAGCACGATACCAGCGCCGCCGGGCAGCACGCCGAGCCAGACAGGAAGCCCGTTGTGCCGCCCTCGGTTCGTTGGAAGAAGTATTCAGTTACCACACGATGTTCAAATACGGCCGGAAATGCTGCAACGGTGTACGCTGGAAGCAGAGCACGCAGAACTTTGAGCGGCATCTGTTTTCCCACACAGCGAAGCAGCGGCGGCTTATTTTGGCCAAAAGGTGGCGGCCTAAGAAATACGTTCATTTCACGGTCTGCGAACGCGGCAAGATTCGTGGGATTGACGCTCCTCATATTACAGACCGACAAATCCACAAGGTCATCAGCAAGGAAGTGTTGGAGCCGCTTTACGACCCCAGCATGATCTATGACAACGGTGCAAGCCGGATTGGTAAGGGACTGCACTGGCAGATCAAGCGCATCAAACAGCAGCTGGCACGGCATTACCGCAAGTATGGCCGTGCGGGCGGGGTGCTACTGCTCGACCTGAAGAAGTTCTTTCCTTATGCACCCCATTCCATCATCTATCAGCGGCACCAGCGGTATATCCTGAACCCTGATTTTCGGCGGATAGCAGATACCATTATTGATACTGCTCCCGGCGAATTTCCGGGCCGTGGGATGCCGCTGGGCGTTGAGCCGAGCCAGCAGGAAATGGCGGCAATGCCCAGTGCTGTGGACAACTGGATCAAATGCCAGATGTCCACGCATAGCGCCGGACACTACATGGATGATTACTGCATCATTCTCCCGGATATCGAAGATCTGAAAAAGCTGGGCCGCGCTATCGTGCGCCAGTTTGAAATCCGCGGCATCCCGGTCAACAAGAAGAAATGCAAGATCATCCCTCTGACAAAGCCTTTCCGCTGGTGCAAGGCTCGTTTTACCTTGACCGAGACCGGGAAAATCAAAGTCAATGGTAGCCGTGACGGCGTGATACGCGCACGGAGAAAACTGAAGCTGTTCCACCGTGAATGGCTGGCCGGGAAACGTACCCTGCAGGAGGTAGCGCAGTATATGAACTGCCAAGAAGCCTACTATAAAAATTTTGATGACCATGGGCGGCTGCTGCGCCTGCGGCGGCTTTGCTATGCAATTTTTGGAGGTAGAGTGCCTTGTTCAACAAAATCATCAAAGCCAGTGATGGCACCGTCCTTGCCTTGACCGAGGACGTGACCTATATCAAAAAAGCCGACAACGGCTGTTATATCCTCTGCCCGGAGCCTGATGCTTCGGGCATTTCTTATGCCGGCACTCCGTACCACCTGTTTGGTCGGAAGCCTCTGGATGATGCAGAGAGCGTCATTCTGGAGCCGACCGACATTGGTGGCTGGATTATGGAGGCGAAAGCTTCCATCGAGGATGCCGACGAGATGAACGTGGATCAGGCTTATCGCCTGACCCTTCTGGAGTTGAATGTCTCCGATACGGATGACACTGAGAATACCTGATAGGAGGAAAAGGCAATGAGCAAAGCAACGGAAATGGTTCTGTATCGCACCTGCAAGCGCATGATCGAGCGCGGCAGTACCGATGGTCTGGCGGAGAAGATCGATATTTTCTACGCCGCCGGCAAACTGACCGATGAGCACTACGCCGAGCTGACCGGTATGCTCGCCGAGAAGAAAGAGCAGGTCTAACCTATGGAGCATGAACGCTTTATCGCCCGCCGTCGGGCCCGCTTCGTCGGGATTGATGGGCGTGTGAACATCCCTTATGGAACCGTCCTGAGTAATCAGGGCGGTTTTCTTATACACCAGAATAAGCGTGTATGCACTGTGAGCAGCCAGAACGCTCTGGACTACTTCGTGCAGGACGACGACGGCGCTGGTGACCTGCGGGGGAAGCTGGTTGACAGCATCCAGCGGTGCCTTGAGCGCCGGGATGCAGCCTACCAGACCCGCTGGGATAAGGTCTGGTCGTCGGCACTCTGCCAAAAGTACCGCCGCCCGGAGTCCGAAGACTACTGGCTGTGGGCGAGAGCGTTTTTTGATGCTCCGATTTTTGATTTGCAGGCAATCGCCGCGCTGGTTCAGTAACCAGCTTGTGAGACCGAACAGGGGGCTTTGCCCCCTGTTTTTTTGTAAAAAATCAAAAGGAGGTTCGGATGGACCAGCCTATCACAAGGGCCGAGCATGAAGAATTCAGGCGGCGGCTCGAAGAAGAAAACTCCCGTCAGGACAGGCGGATTGCACTGCTGGAGGAAAGCGTGAGCAAAATGGGCGCACTGTCTACCTCTGTTGAAAAGCTGGCCTTGAGCATGGAAAGCATGGTCAAGGAGCAGGAAAAGCAGGGAAAGCGGCTGGAAACTCTTGAAAGTCGCGATGGCGAGCTGTGGCGTAAGGCTGTCGGCTATGTAGTAACGGCCATCATCGGTGCTTTCCTCGGCTATGTGTTCACCCTGATCGGTTTTTAGGAGGTGTGCAAGTTGAGCATAATCACGTTCCAGCGAGGCGACAGCACCGCGCTCACCAAGAATTTCACCAGACTGGAGTTCCAGTGTCCCTGTGGCTGTGGGCAGCAGTCGGCAGACACGGAGCTGGCCGAAAAGCTCCAGCTCATTCGGGACAAGGTAGACCGCCCGCTGAAGATCACGTCCGGCTACCGCTGCATCCTGCATAATGCAGCAGTCGGCGGCAGTTCCGGCAGTAAGCACCGCTACGGTATGGCGGCGGACTGGCGAACGGCAAACCGTAGCATCAACCCGGTGGCTTTGGGCATCCTTGCACAGGCCGTGGGGTTTGGCGGCATCGGCATCTACTGGCACAGCCGTGGAGCCTTTGTCCACGCCGACACCCGTGGCACGAAAGCAACGTGGCTCTGCACCACGCCGGGTCAGTACCCCAGCACGACCTACAATAAGTTTGTGCTGCCCACCATCCGCCGGGGATGCACCGGGGACGCAAACCGGGCAGCCACGAAGATGCTCCAGCGGCTGCTGGGGCTGACCCCGGACGGCATTTTCGGAGAGGGCACAGAGAACGCCCTGCTGAAAGCACAGGAGGCGAACGGACTGACTGTGGACGGCATCTGCGGTCCTGCCAGCTGGAAGACCATCTCCGGGGCTTCCAAGTACCTGTGAAACATCCGATATAACCAACACGACAAAACGGCGCAGGGGTGGCTCCCCGCGCCGCTGATACTTATAGGAGGCAATATCATGGAAGCTATGCTGAACTTCATCCCTGCGCCCATCGCCATCGCACTGATGCTGCTGGGCTTCGTTGCTCTGGCAGTCGGTGGCATCCGGCTGGGCTACAAGGCCACCGTCAAGGATCTGGCGCTGGAGCTGGTCGAAAAAGCTGAACTGTCCATCATGGGCAGCGGACAGGGCGCCAAAAAGAAGAAGCAGGTGTTCGCGGCTCTCCGCGCCAAGTGCCCGGCGGCTATCCGCTGGGCTATCACCGACGAGGTGCTGGACGCTGTTATCGAACACGCCTTTGATGTTATGACCGCAGCACTTGGCAAAAAGTCTTGACTGCTGCATGAGTGCCGTGTAAAATAGAGGCACTTGAAAAGCTTCGGCTTTTGTAGAGAGTGGCCCGGCATGGTCCACTCTTGATTTTATATTTGGCTACCTCGGTAGCGCGCAAAAATCCCCCTGCATTGACCTTCGGGCCAGTGTAGGGGGATTTTTTGTTTGTTTAGAACTTCATCTGTGCAGCATCTTCAACGCTCACATCGTCAAAACACCGGGTCAGTTCATCAAGGACTTTACGCTGCGTCTTTTCACTCAAACCAGCGTTGCGCATCGCCATGACACAGTAGCCGATGCAGGCTGCGTTTGACCACGGTCCATTCAGTGACAGGAGCATTTCTTCCATATCGATTACCTCCGAAGATCTCCATTGTATACGCGAACCAGCACCCAGTCGGACAGCGGTTTGACGTTCCCGGTCCAGTCCCGGAGAGCTTCATCGGTGCCGCAGGCCTCACAGATGTACACGCCCTTGGCGTGGCGGCTCAGTGCTCCGTGGGTCAGTTTGTCCGGCATCCTCTCGCCGCAGCGGGGGCACAGCGGCCAGCCCTGCTGCTGGTCATAGAGCATCTTTTCGATAGCTTTTTCGTCCGTCATTGTTACTTCCTCCTTAAACATCTCGGCTAACCGAGTGATATGCAAACCAGTGACCGCGCCGCCGGAACAGATAGAACCAATTCGTGAACTCCTGCCCTGTGCAGTCATAGGGGCTGTTGTAAGCTTCCAGATAGCAGTTGCCGCGGAACCAGTCGGCGGCATCCGCCTTGTGCGCCTTGTCCAATTCATCAGGCAGCTGAACAAGCTCCAGGCGGCCGTCATAGTCGGCACAGATGATATGCACATCAGGGGCGGGGCGGTTATTGTAATTCCGAATCTCCCTCTTAATGGTTACCGCCATGTTTTTCACGGCTGCCTTCTTTTCGGCAGAGGCCGGAACATCGCTCTGCATGAACATCAGGAGTGCGTACGCATCACGCAGCCTCTCGTTATCAGTAATGCTGAACATGGTCACAACCTCCTTACTTCATGTTCTGGCGTTCCCAATCGGCCCAGCGGTAAATTTCCTTGCAGGACATGGATTCCGGCTTGCTGGTCTGGATATAGTCCTGCTGGCCGAAGATTTCCAACTGGTCGATGTTGTCCGGGCTCTGGGTGATGATTTTCGCCGGGCGGCCAACCTCACCGCCGGGAATCTCAATGCGCCACAGGTACAGGTTGTCATCAAAGTAGAAAACGTTCGGGATGTACCGCTCTTCTGCATCGGTGCCCTCGATATCCAAGATGTATTTTCCGAGGGCGCCGAAAACCTCCAGCCGGGTGGGAGCCTTGTCGCGGTCGTTCATATCGTACAGCTTGATATCGCAAGCCGTTCTGTTGCGGAAGGAAACCTCGGAAATGGTGCCAGTGTATTTGTAGAGTTTCATGTCTTAGACCTCCTTGACTTCCACGGTCTTGAGGCTGCCCTCGATGTAGCCACGGCCACGCAGATGTTCGCAGCTCCAGCAGAAACCGATTGCTCGCTCACGGATGAAGTAGGCGGTATGGTCCGCACGATCCTCATTGAATGCGGCGTGGATTTCTTTTGCCCGCTCGTCTTCCACCAGAATAGAGGCACTGGCCTCGCCGATTTCGCCGTTCTGACCGTGCTTCATGTCCTTGGAATCGTAAGTAAAGATTACCTTTTTCATTGTTTTGCCCTCCTCAGTGCAGCTGGGCGCTGTGCTGGTTGTAGGTGACGGTATACACGCCGCTCTGCTTGGTGATCTGGATGTTGCTCACCACGACACGCTTCAGACCGAACTTCCGGCGAACGAATTCCTTGACCAGCGTAGAAGCCTTTTCGGGAAGGTGCTTCTTGATGCGGCAGTCACGGCGGCAGTAGCGCTCGAAGCGCTTTTCATCGGCTGCGGTGGCCTCCTCTCGCGTTCCGTAGAACACGGAATCGTCGCGGTTGCTGCTCAGCTTGTAGAACTTCTCGCAGGAGATGACATCCAACCGGTTGTTCCAGATGACATCGCAGCGCTGGTTATCGTTGGGCTTGACGTTGTCAGCGGCGATGCCGACCACAAGTTTCAGACCTTCCAGCTGGTTGTAATCTTCCCATTCGGTGAAGCTGTCCAGCAGAACGCGGACAATCTGCTTACCGTCGGTCAGGTCGATGTGAGCGATCTCGCCCTGACTGCCGGACATCGAAGCGGCGTTGATGTAGTAGCCCTGCGCCATGTAGCTGCTGACGGCAGCGGTAAATTTGCGGTTGATGTCGATGAACTTCATTTTGAGAACCTCCAATAATTTACTCTTGACAAATCGTTAATAAAAAAATAAAATGGAGGTGCAAGGGGCTTGTGTAACATCGGGCTTTTAGCGGTTAGCGGTTCAGGGTGCGATCCTGAGCCGCTTTTTTATATGCTTCAAAGCGGGCTACCTGCTCGGCTCTGGTGAGCTTCGCAAATTCCTTGCTTGTCATGGAGCGCCACCCCCTTTGGGTTGCTCCCTTGCACCTCTTGACCTCCTCTCTATGTCTATATTATACTACGAATTTCGTTGTATGTCAATAAGAAAACAACATTTTTCGTAAATTGTTTTACGAAACTCGTTGCAATTCTGCAGTGAGTATGATATAGTAAAGAAAAGGGAGGTGCCTATATGATTCGCATTAAGTTGAAAGCCGTCCTCGCTGAAAAGGGTATCAAGCAGAAAGATTTGGTTGAAATGACCGGGATTCGTCAGCCCACGTTGTCGGGCATGAACAATAACTCCGTCAAGCATATTCCGCTTGATGTGCTGGACAAGCTCTGCACCATTCTGGACTGCCAGCCTGCCGATCTGCTGGAATTCGTGCCGGATGAGAACGAAAAAAGCCCGGACGCTTGACGCATCCGGGCAGGAGAGGTTACTTCTTGCGAGACTTGCTCACGGTCTGGGGGATATGACGTACCTCTTTGACCCTGCGCTCAATGTTGGGCTCTCGCACAATGAGGTCTTCGAGGTCACAGTCCAGTGCCTCACAGATGAGGTCGAGGTCGTCCAGACTTACACGCTCCGCAAAATCGTGGTACAACTCGTTGATAGTCTGACTGCGAATCCCTGTGACACGAGCAAGGTCGCTCTGTGTCATCCGCCGTTCGCCAAGGCGGGTTGACAGCAAAATCCTAATCATAGCCTTTGGTCTCCTTTGTTGCTGATTTTAGCCGATTCATGGTCGGCTTGTCTGCATTTTGGCAAGAAACCCTCTATTCCGGCAAGTTTTTCCGTATTTCGGAAAAATCTAACAGGAAATAAAACAAAAAAGACCCAAACCTCATTTCATGCGAGGTTTGGGTCTTTTTTACTTACTTTCTTATTTTCGGTAGGGAACAAAACAAGACGAACACTGAACCAACCATTTCGATTGTACTGTGTTCGCCTAGTTCTCTTTTGGTTGGGGATGAGAGAATCGAACTCCCACAAGTAGAGTCAGAGTCTACCGCACTACCACTATGCAAATCCCCAATATCCTGTTGTGTTTCGCGGCATCGGGCCGGTCAACGTGTGCTATTATAGCCGCCTTTGCGCGTTTTGTCAAGCAGATTTTTGAAAAAAGTTGTACTTTTTCAGAAATACGCGAAAATCCGTCAAGTTTGTTCTTCCGCCTCCGAAGCGTCCTCTTCCAGATAGACCGCGACGTCTTCGATTTTGCAGTCTAAAATCTTGCAGAGCTGGTCAATGGTATAGGTGTTGACATTATGATTGTTTCGCAGTCGGTTCAGCTGTCCAGCGCTGAAGTGATAATCCTTCAGCAGTTTATACTGGGAGATACCACGCATTTTCATTGTTTTCCAAAGAGGTTCAAACGAAATCACGGACAA